CGCAAAAACTGCCCGCAGATTATTAGGATATGACCGCCTCCGACCTACTCTGCGCCACCCTGCGTCTCCCGCAGCCCGACCGCTCTCCGATTTACGAGTGGGCGCGGAAACACATCATTCTGCCAGAGAGCTACGCGACGCCGGGCCCCTTCAACGTCAAGATTTCCCCGTGGCTGATTCCAATCTTCGACGCGCTGCAAAATCCATTGGTGCGCCGCGTGCACTTTCGCAAAGCCGTGCAAATCGGCGGCACGCTCGTGGCCGACATCTGGGTGCCGTGGCTGATTTGCAACGACGCGGGGCCGATCTCGTGGACGATGCAGACCGACGAGATGATCGATAGGCACGCCAAGAGTCGGCTGAACCCCGTCTTCGAGTCGTGCAAGCCGGTCGCCGCAATGCTTCCGCGAGTCGGGCCGAACCGGACGACGACGGAGATTTACTTTGGCGGCTTCTTTTTCCTGCTCAATCCTGCGAACCTTTCCAGCCAGCAGAGCCAGTCCATTCGCTACAAAATCAACGACGAAATCTGGCTCCCGAAATGGCAGGAGGTTTATGGCCATGCCGTCGCCCGCGTCTCGCGCTTCGAGGAGGTCGGGCGCTCGAAGATTTACAACACGTCGCAGGCTCCGATCATGGACCTCGAGACCGGCAACGTCGAGGACACCTCCTACCGGCAGGGCAATCAGCAGGAGTGGAGCACCGAGTGCCCAGCGTGCCGCAAGGTTCACCCGATCGCCTTCGCGCTCGACAAGAACGAGGAGACGGGGCTGCGGGGCGGCGTGGTCTGGGATGCCGCTACAAAGCGCGACGACGAGACATGGGACGTGCCTCGCGCGGTCGCCTCGTGCCGTTTTCGGTGCCCTCACTGCGGCCACGAATCGCCCGACACCGACACGACGCGCAACGGATGGAAGCGTGCTGGCCGCTTCGTGCCGATGAACCCGACCGCGCCGGCGGAGATCCAGAGCTTCCGAGTCGAGGCCCTCGTCAGCCGCCCGATGCGCCTACTCGTCGAAGAATTCTGTGAGGCCGACAATCACCACGTGCGGCAGGGTGATGACAAGATGAAGATCGAGTTTCGCACGAAGCGCGAGGCGAGGCCATGGATCGTCGAAAAGAAGGTGGTCAATCTCTTCGTCACGAAATCCGATTACACCGTCGCGCAGTTTTCTAACGGCGAAGGCATCGACGGCGAGGTCATCCGGTTTATGTCGATCGACCGCCAGCAAGACCACTGGTGGGTTGAAATCGGGGCGTTCAGCTCGGCGACGGGGCCGACCTACAAGCAGCTTTATTTCGGCCGCATCGAGACGCGTGACCAGCTTCGACAGATGCAATACCGCTACAAGGTGCAAGACGCGTGCGTCGCGCAGGACCGCGGTTACCGACCCGCGGACGTGGATCGCGACTGCGCGGACTTCGGTTGGAGGGGGATGCGCGGGCACGCGCGGAAGACGTGGACGATGCGGGACGACGCGAGCGACAAGCTGATTAACTTCCCGTTCTCGGAGCCTCGCGTGAGCGATTACCGAGGCGGGGACGTGTTCTACTACGACTGGTCGGGCGATTACTTTAAAGACCTCCTAGCGAACGCGCTCGAGGCCAAGGGCGACCTAAAGTGGCTCCTGCCGGCAGACGTCAATCCGCTCTACCTCGAACACCTCAAGGGCGAATCGAAGGTGGAAATCCGCACCGGCGTCTGGGAGTGGCGCGAGGTCAAAAGCAACGCGCCGAATCACGGGCTCGACACCTCGGCGATGATGCTCTGCATGGCCACGATCGCCAACGTCGTACGCTACACGCCGGCAAAGGAGTGATCCTAGTTTGACGTTTCGAGCCTTGGTATGCTCGACAACCCATTTCTCGGACTGGACAGCGCCACCCTGACGGCGCTCAAAACCAAGACGATTGACGCGATTCAGGCCGTGCTCCTGAACCAGAGCTATTCGTTGAACGGCAAGAGCGTGAGCCGCGCGGACCTCAACGCGCTCAACAATATGCTCGGCAACCTTCAGGACGCATTGACGAACGCGGCTGGTGACTCCACAGATACGACCTTCGTGAGCTTCACGGGACTCTGACCTTATGGACAACGACCTTTTCGACGCGTCAAAATTGATCGCCCAAAAACCGTGGCTCGACCGCGCGCTCGAAAACATTGCGCCGACGTGGGCGTTGAAACGGCTTGAGGCTCGCGTCGCGAAGTCACTTTTCGAGTACAATGCGGCGCGGACAAACCGCTTGTATGCTCCGAAACAATACGCGCAGCCAGCGGAGAGCTCGCAGAATCAGCGCGACCGCGTGGTGATGATGTATGAAGCGCGCGACCTCGTGGAGAATTTCCCTGAAGCGCGTGAAATCTCTCGGAAATTTGGCACGTATCTGACGCCAAACGAGTATTCGCCGACGACAGGTGACCGCGATTACAACCAGACCATCAGCGAGTATTTCCATGCGTGGTGCAAGACGTGCGACGTGACGAACCGGCACAGCTTTAAGAAGCTCGTGCAACTCGCCGCTGAAGAGCGTCCGGTGGATGGCGATTGCGGCTTCGTGATTCGTCGCAGCGGCGAGGGGCTCAAGCTCCAACTCGTGCCTGCGACTCGCATCGGAAACCCGAACGACACGGCGGTAGCGTCGAACAACTACTTTCAAGGAATCATCACGAACGACTTCGGCCAGCCGGTCGCGTATCGTATTTATCGAGTCACGCGCGACGGCGTTTATTTTGGAGCGGAGGATATTCCTGCAAATCAGTTTTGCCACTACCTCGACCCATTTCGGGTGGACCAGTATCGCGGCATCACGGATTTTCATGCAGCGATTCAGACCGCGCGGATGCTTCACGATATCCTGCAAGCCGAGAAGGCGGGCGTGCGGTTCTCTTCGCAGCAGGCCGCGCTCATCTTCAACGACCGCGGCGTCGCGAATCCGCGCAATCTTTTCCAGCCCAATCCGGCGCTCTCGCTCCCGAGCGGACAGCAGCAGAAGAACGAGCTGACTGAGGTCGGGATGATTCGCTATTTTCAGAACAGCGACCGCGTCGAGGTAATGCCGTCGCGTCCTTCGCAGGCGTTCACGGGATTCGTGCAACATCTCATGCACGAGATCGCGCTGGGCGTGGGCGTGCCCGAGGGCGTTCTGTTCGGCACGCAAGACTACAAGGGCCCAAGCGTCCGCGCCGAATTCGCCGCAGCCGACCGCGTCTTCACCCGCCATCAGGGCGTGCTCACCGACAAGGTGCTCGACCCGATCAAAGACGCCGTGATTCTCGACGCCATTGCGCGCGGAGAAATCCCGCCGCCTTTGCTTCTGGCCGGCGAGACGATGGTTCACGCGTTGCGCCGCGCGACCTCGGGCGAGTGGCGTTTCCCCGCGAAGCTCTCAATCGACGTGGGCCGCGAGTCGGCGGCGAACATGAATGAGAATCGGCAAGGCGCGAAGTCGCTTCAAGAAATCGCAGCGGAAGAAGGCACCGACGCCTTCACGCGGCTCGAGCAGATCGCGATCGAAGCCGCTTACGTCAAGCAGCTCGCCGAGAAATACGGCGTTCCCGAGACCGCGATTCGGCTCACGACGAACTCCTTGCCGAGCACGCCAGCAGCCGCAGCCGCAGCGGGCGACGCGGTGGGCGTCAGCGCGGCAGAGGCGCAGGCGGCGAGCGTCACGGCTTCCGCGACGGGCGGCGAATCGACAGACGTGGCCGCGATTGCGGGAGTCGAGTCCTTCCCGGATGTGTCGCCCGAACTCGCACCGCTCAACGGCGCGCAGATTTCTGCGGTGCTTTCTATCCTCGCGAATTTACGCGCGGGCGATCTCACGTCAGAAGCAGCCGAGACGCTCATGGTGTCGGCAGGCATGGCAAAAGAATCGGCAAGCAAGGTCGCCGGTTCCGTCGCGGGACTACCAAAGCAGCCGTCGAAAGTATCAGCTTCGGCGATGCACAACCGCATCCGACTTGCTCGCGCGCACGAGGACAGCAACCTCGTCACGATCAACTTCGCGGATAGCTCTTACATCCCGACGAACGCGATGGCCGACAACGCGCGCCGCGCGCTCGCCGCTCGCGAAAAGGCGACGCCATCGAATCGCGGGATGACCGCTGTCGGTCTTGCTCGCGCTCGCGACATCCTGAACAAGCGCCCGCTCTCTGAGGACACCGTGCGGCGCATGAAGGCATATTTCGACCGCCACGAAATCGACAAGCAGGGCGAGACTTGGGAGACGCAAGGCAAGGGCTGGCAGGCGTGGAATGGCTGGGGAGGGGACGCGGGGCAGTCGTGGGCAAACGCAATCGTTGAGCGACTGAACAAGCCGCAAGCCAACTCGGCGAAGAACGAAAGCCGCACCGAGTTTTCCGCCGCCACAGAAGTCGCAATGGTGCTGCGCGAAAAGCCGGAGAATCCGAACGACTGGCTGACCGCCGTAGAGCAATACCGCAAGCAGCTTGACATTCGCTGCGGCGAGGCCGTGAAACCCATCGTTGCAAAATCCATCATCGAGCTTGCGAAAGAGGACGCGTGCCCGATCGAAACGCAGGACATTAAGACCAATCTTACCAACCGCGCGAAAGCGGTGGACGTCGCGAACTATGGACCCGCAAATCCATTAGAGCCGAATGACGTTTACTGGAGGGCAAAGGCCGACCAGTTCAAGACCACGCCAGAAGAGGCGAAGACGATGCGGTGCGGGAACTGCGCCGCATTCAACATCACAAAACGAATCCAGGGATGTATCACCAAAGGCATCGGCGCGGACGCGGGTGAAGTCGAAGCGGCGGGCAAGCTCGGGCTCTGCGAGTTCTTCGATTTCAAGTGCGCGGCGCTTCGCACTTGTGACGCATGGGTAGTCGGTGGACCGATAACCGACGAATCCGCAAAATTGGCAACGACGACGCTTCAAAAGAAATAACTTTATGGATACACAGACGCAAATTGAACGGCTGATTGAGTTGGCAATCGTGCAACGCTCTGAGCTGAAACAGCTCGTTTCCGAGTTGCCGCAATTGCGCGAGTATCTGAGCGCGGAAATTGAGCGCACGTTCGAAGAGACCGAGCCGCAGATTCGCACGGAGCTCGAAGAGTTTTGCAAAGCGCGCGCAAGCGATGAGCACGCGAAGACCGGCGCGGCTCTCGCGGCGAAAGTCGAGCAGCTGTCGAAGCAGCTAGAGGTCACGACCGCCGCAAAGTACTCGGTGCTCATGGCCGAGCGCGCGGAGAACGCGAACCTGTTGGCAAAGGCCGAGGCACGCATCGAGGACGCGGCGTCAATGCTGTCGCACGCGGTCAAAGAAATCGTCACCGACGAACTCTCGCGCTTCCCGCGCGCTGGCGAAATCGACCAGCTTCGCAAGGAGTTCGCCGAGCCGCGCGGGCTGAATCCTCGCGGACGTTGGATGCCCGATGAAACCTACCAGCGGCTCGATCTTGTCACGATCAACGGCG